CCATTTGACTCGTTGGATGAATTTTCAATTGTTAAAGGTACTCAATTATTAGCGGGTCTTAATAAAGACTCTAGCAATGGTTACGGTTGTTCTAAGGAGAAATCTGATTATATTGACTTTGTAAATGGTAAATTTACAGATTCGTTTATGATTGATCTTTCTAATTTTGAGCAAAGTGCAAATGCAGGTGATGTAGATTGGCAAAAGCTCGTCTGGGTGGAAACACTCAAAGATGAGCTGAGAGGGTTAGAGAAATGTGGTGAACCAAGAAGTTTTCGGGTTGGCACTATTTTTAATCAGGTGCTAACTAAAAAATATTTTGGTCGTATGGTGGAACATATCGTGAAAAATAGAGATGAAAACCAGATTATGATTGGTTGCAATCCTTTTAAGGATTGGGACAAAATGTATTCTGAACTTATTTCTTCACATGGAATTTTTGCCGGCGATGTTAAAAAATGGGACGGTAAGATGTCACCACAAGTCCAACGAGAAGTCCAAGAACTTTTGATTTCTCTTATGCCACCAGAATCAAGGAGAATTGGAAATTTACTTATTGAATCTACATTCAGATCCATAGTAAATATTCAAGATGATTTGATTCTTACTACTCATTCGATGTCTTCTGGCTCTTTTTTAACAGCAATCTTAAATAGTTTTGTACATCGTTTTTATACCGCAATGTGGTTTTATAGAAATTGGGTTATCAATTTTAAGAAACCACCTACTATTTATGATTTTTCTAATAGTGTTGTAGATTTTCTTTATGGCGATGATAGCGTTAATGCTATCAAGAATAAAGATATTTTGCATACTCATAATGCGATATCTATGCGCAATTTTTATCAATCTTTAGGAATGGATCTCACGACGTCACATAAAGGCGAAATAACAGAACCTTTTGATAGAATTGAAGACATAACGTTCTTAAAAAGACGTTTTGTCTATCATAATACTATTGGAAGAGTTATGTGTCCACTTGAATTAAATGTTCTTCAGTCAGGTTTATCCTGGGTTGATTATTCGAAGGACATAAATCAAGTTATGTACGACAAGGTTCATAATTATCAACGTGAGATTTATTTACATAGTGATTGGGTACATTTGCTTAGTGACTTTGAACATCGGTTGTCATCTTTTGGCATCCCATTTACCAAGTTATCTGAGCAGTATCTCCTCAAATTGTACACGGATCACGTTGATTCTCTTAAAACATTTTATCAATTTTCTTATTTTTAATTTTAAACATAATTGTATAAATATTGAAGAGTTATAACAAAAATTCTTTTTATTGTTTTTCTAAATTTTTGGCTACTTTTATACAATTTTATTTTAGAAAATATTTCTCTTACCAACTATAGTGTTATGTTGGGGAGTAAAATACACTACCAATCAAATTTTAAATTTTAATTCTGAGTCAGCTAATTCTGACTCTAATCAAATGGCAGATAGTGCCATAAACAATAATACGACGCAAGGTCTTTTTTCTAATGAGAATCAATCTCGTTCGGCTGTCTCTCCTGTCGCTTCTAATTTTTATTCTAGCGTAAGAACACGGTCGTTGATAGATTCTCCTGTGAGATACAATAAATTCCCTAAATTAGAGAATGTACCACATCAATTGGAAATGGACTATTCTAGAATCCTAAATAAACCTTATTTTATATCTAATATCCCTTGGTCAACTGTTTCGACAGGAGAATTGGCTGTTTTGAATATCCCAGGTGATATTTTAAACAATCCGCTTGCTAAAATTCCATTTTCTGCCTCTGTTATGTACAGAGCTAGGTTAAATGTTGTTCTGCAGGTGGCAGGCACTCCTATGCACCAAGGTTGTGTTATAGCCTCTTCTCATCCGTATGAAGCTATATCATTAGATCCTTTTGATCTTAATGATAAAAATTCTAGAATGGCGTCCCCTCATGCTTTTTTATATGCTAATGAATCCACTTCAGTTAATGTTGAAGTCCCTTTTTATGTTAATACAAAATTACAGCCTGTGGATTTGGACGGAAACACAGTGATGCCTAGTACTGATACAGCTAATTATGCTCAAGTTCGCCTTTTGGTTTTGAATCAACTGGCGGCTCCTGAGACGGCTGCAGCAAGTGTTACTATTACTGCCCATTTTATGTTCACAGATTTGGAGTTTTACGTACCTCATGTTGATGTGACTTGGGTTCCTTTTGAATCTGAGTCCTTTAGTTCATCTATTACATCGGCTATAGATGGAGTTTTTACCGTTGGTAAGAAATTCACTTCCGATTTGTTAGATAATACTAGAGGAACCATCCGCAAATGGACTGGTTTACATTCCCCTGAGCACAATGATTTAAATTCCAAAGACGCAATCGTTTTTAGACAAAATATAAATAATGTTGATGCCCCCAATTTTTATGAAAAATTAGACCCTTATTCTAATTTTGAAACTATTTGTACTGATTTTGTTTTTGATACTGATATAGATGAGATGCATATGAAAGAAATCTTAAAGAAACCACAATTTTTAGGTAAATTTGTAGTTTCAACTTCTGATAATTCTGGAACTCTTTTGTGGTCTCGCCCAATAACTCCTTTTCAAGAAGTTAAAACTTTGCAATATTTAGATATTGCTGGCCAACCTCAATTTACAAATGTCAGTTCCAATTTGCTGCAAACTTTTCATATGTTGAGTAGATATTGGAGAGGAGGGATGAAAGTGTATATTCAAGCTGTAATGTCAAACTTTCATTTTTGTAAGT